TTGCGTACAAGGCTCTCATGGCAAGCAAGGGGTACACTACTCCTGATCAGGTAACACCCGAAGACTTGAAGAGCGAAATCAATATGGAAAAAGAGTACCGTAAGGCTCTTGAGGCTTCGGGATACGAAGTAAAGGAAGAAGAAGTGGATGTGACTTCACTCAAACCAATTCAAGGTCAATTGAAGGGTGAGAAGGTTGCAGGAATGTACGGAACTCTTGCTGCTGCCGCAGCGGATCCCACGAACTACGGAAAAGCAGCATCGCGACTTCTTGAACCAATTTATGTGAGTGACGGCTATGTGATTGACGGACACCACCGTTGGGCTGCACAGTGTGCAATGGATATTGCAAACGGAAGCGGTGCAAACACCACAATGAAGACGCGAACCATTACTAAAGGCGGTAAGCCTGTTCCTGTGGAAGACATGATCAAGTTCTCTAATGGATTTCAGAAGAGTGTAGGGCTGATGAGTCAGACCCGTGGTGGTGAAGCAATCAAAGAAAAGCCCAAGGCAAAGACAGAAGGATATCACATGAGCAAGTTCGGAAGCGGTCGTATTAGTCGTATCACACAGTCACTTCATGAATCTGTTTCTGTAAAGTTGAATGAAGGTGGCATGAAGGCTGCTCTTGAAGACTGGATCTACGCTCTTCCTGATGGGGCTGTTGAAGACTTGAAGAAGGTAATGAATCTAGAGGCAGAGAACAGTATGACTCCTGCCCAACAGGAAGCCAAGATCAAGCAGATCCTCAAGAAGCACAAGGTTTCCAAATTGATGGGACGCGAGAATCAAAGCGTGGGTGCGATAATGACAAGTTTCAATGCGTACCACGATAGTCTTTCCGAGGCTGCGGCAAAGCCAAAGATGAAGAAGCCAAAGATCGAGGGAGACGCTCCCGATACATTTGGTGTGGGTGCTCGTATTGGTAGAGGAACCAACCGCTCAGATTCACACGGCAAACAGATTGCAAGCATTGCATCACAGGTGACTCGTGATGCTGTTGCAGGAAACACAATCGCGAAGAACGAAAAGACTGCTGCGGATCTAGTTGCACTTGCAAACAAGAAGCCAGAGGGAACAACCTTTGAAATCTACGGCAAGAAGGACGGCAAGGAAACTTCAGTCAAGATCAAGAAGACTCGCGTAATGGGATCCGTTGTATTCATGATGGGTGCTAATCAAGTAGAACTGAATGTTGCAGGTACTGGCTTGCAGATCATAAATAAGAAGACCCGCCGCATGGTGCTTGATCGTGGCAATGATATGATTTGGGAGTCTGCTGACTTTACCGATGTTGGTATGATCTGCATTACTGAAACCGAATCCAAGATGCCACAGAATCGAAAACTGTCTGATTGGGATCTGTGGAAGGTTGATGTAAAGCAACGCGAAACCATGAACAAGAAGACGAATGCCCAAGCAAAGAAGTGAGGAGTAATTCATGGCTGATCTTGATCTAGCACTTGGTCCTGCTGCAATATTTTCTTCTGTAACAGCGAAGGAAATAGGTAGTCTCGTACAAAAACCAAACGACAAGTTTATAGTAGTTCCTGTAAGTGAGTACACTACCAAGTTGAAGACGCTTGTGGGCAAAGCAAACATTCCTGCTGCTTACAAGAAGTACTTAAAGGAACTTGTTGACTACGAAGAGAAGAAAAACAATAAAAAACTACTAATAGAAACCGCGAATGCTCACGGAGAAAAAGTTTGGGAAACCGAAATTGAAAAGTACTTTGGAGAAGTACTTGGTCCGTGTCACCTTATAAGTGTTAACAGTGGTTCTAAATACGACAATGTGGTGTTTCCTGTCAGAACAAACTACCAGTTATTCGACTTCTTCATGGAAAGAAACGGTAAGTACATTGGATACAGTTCAAAGACTGGTGCTGGAGTTTCAAATACAATGACTCCTACTGTTATATCTGAACGAATCGAAAAGAGTAAAATCAATACAACCAATAAAGAAGTAATATTTGGTCGTAATGTAATGAAGGCTCTTGGAGAACATTCCATAATAGAAGGTCTTTTTCTTGTAACAGGAATGATTGTTGGTGCAAAGAAATTTCCATCAAAAATGTCCAAACCTGTTAGAGATGCTATGAGTAGTGTAAATTGGGCTGACATTGCTGTCACCATGCAGTCCAAGCGAACCACCACTATAGACAAAATGGGAGTAACAGGCACAGGAAAGATTGACTACTTCATGGACAACTACATAGTTCCTAGAACGAAAATGCCTGATCCTACAAAGAAGGCATATACCGAGGGGCGTAAGAAATATACAGGTAATAACATTGCATACGGTCTTGGAATGTTTATCGTTGACGCAAACAAAGACGGTGTTTTTGACTGTTCTCCGTTTCTAAGAGTCCTTTTTAATGATCTTAGTGTAATTAAATTGGATTTGATTAATGGAGTTCCTTCGTGGACAGTCAAGAAACTTGAAGACTATACTGAAGCAAAGTTCATGTTTCGTAGTAAGTATCGTTGGGATGTGGTCAAAGACAAATTAGGAATAGCACTATGAAACCATTCAAAGACTTACGCGACCACGCTTTTTGCTCACTACAGCGAATCATCTTCGAAGAGTTTGATGCCGAACTCACAGAGGAAAAGATTGTGCTTGATATGCCCAACCTATCATACGAAGATGTGGTTGCGTATCTAGAAGATAATGATGTTGAGTGGGAAGAGAAGGACGGTGTTATTTACATTCTTGATCCCGTGGAAGAAGCCGAAATCACTATTGAAGACGATGACTCCGAAGACATAGAAGAATCGGTTGACATTGAGAGTGAAATGCTGAACGAGGTTGCTGCAAAGCGCAAGATTGTGGTTCGCAAGGGCAAGAAAAGAATCCTGTTCAAGTGCGGACCAGGATTCATGAAACGCGGAGCGCGTACCTGTGTTCGCCGCAATGTAAGCCAGTTGCGAAAACTAAAGTTCCGTTCCAAACGATCTGCGCGAAAGGCTAGATCGAAACGAGGACAGGCAAACAGAAAACGAAAACTCTCGATGCGTAAGCGGTTAACATTCGGAATACGACCACGAAAGAAGAAATAGCAAATGATTGAATATGAACAAACCGATGGATGTGGATCGGTTCGTGTGAAGACAACCGAAGGATTTGCCGTATTAACCTTTGCTTGCTCTAATCCAACACAACCCCTATCACTACAATGTCGAGTCTCGGCGGGATCTTCTTCCCACCTTGCAGGTGTTGTTGTAGAGAATCTAGTCGAACGATACCACCCTTCTGTGCTTGTGGTGGAAGCAGACAACACTCAGTTGCGATACAAACCAAAGATTGCACAGATGTTTAGGTGTTGGACTCAGGACTCTCAATCAGTGTATGCGGAAGCGTTTTCCTCCCGTGATCTTTTTAATCGCGTGTGCAGTATGTCTGCTGCCATGCAGAAGTACGACTTGGTGCGAGTTCAGAACGAAGACATTCAATTCTTTAAAAGCCGTGATGTGCTGAAGAAGATTCGTGAGAACACCATGCCATTCGAGTTCTTGTCTATTAAAGAAGAGTGCGACTACAGCATTAGAAGTTCGTGCGTGAACTGCGTTCGTGATATTGTTTCTGCTGCAACCGCTGCGCTTCCCCTACTGAGTGAAAAGAAACAGCAGCCGTTTATCCAAGCAATTGGGCTGTTGGAAGCAAAGCAGCAAGAAGGTGGAAGAGGATTTGATGTAAAGCACTCCTACATACAAGAAGCCGCTAATGCTATTCTGCTTCCGTGTATTGTGCAATTCGGAAATACCCATCCGTTCACTCAGCGAATATTCGCGGAGTTTTCTAAAACCACATCCAAGTACATTACTGCGTCTCAAGAGTTCCTAGACGCTCACGGAGAAATACTTGGATCTGATTCTTGACTTTGAGCATTCACCCTATATACTAAGGAGACTACTATGAGCAACATGAGAAATTATTTGAGTTGGATACAGCAAAATCAGCAGAACAATCCACAGTGGAAGGCTGCACAGCGACAACAGAATCGCAATCAGACTCCCATTACTCCCCCTCCGCAGCAGAAACGCGATGATGAATTGCCTGAAGGCACGGAGATCATTGAAGAAACACCAGACGAATAAATGAAAACCTTTCATCATGAATTAGTGACGCTAGACGAAAATGTAAACAGCGTAGACACAGACGGCGGCAGACGCTATCAGACCCCTGATGGCGTTTTTCCCTCTGTTACCACCGTTACGGGATGGAAGAAGCGAGCCTTCTTTGCCAAGTGGCGGCGAGAAAACCCCGAAGAATCAAAGAGAGTACTTAGCCGTGGCACGAAACTTCACTCAATTATCGAGTCGTATCTCAAAAACGATCACAGTTCCGTACAGACGAATGCGGGGACTTGCGAGTCTGACCTATTTTTCGAAATGCAGGAGTCTATCGACCGCATCGGCACGATCCACGCTATCGAAGTTCCGCTGTGGTCGAAGCGTGTGGGATTGGCGGGAAGGACGGACTGCATTGGATTTTTTGATGACAAGCCGTCGGTTATCGACTTTAAGTCTTCCACATATCCGAAAAGCGAAGACGCAATCCAAGACTACTTCATGCAAGCCACGGCGTATTCGCTTATGTGGCAGGATCGCACAGGAGTGGAACTCCGAAATATTGCCATTCTGATTGGTGTGGAACAAGGTGGCTGTCAGGTGTTTACAGCCGATCCACGGGAATATATTGCAGATTTGGCAGATGCAATCAAGTTCTATCGCTCCGAGCGGAACTCCTATGCTTCTAAATAGAGAAGCACAGGAGAATTATGAGAGCATTTACCGAACACCTAGTCGAAGCATTTAAAAAATCAAGTGGAAAGAATGTCCATTTGGAGCATATTGAGGACGAGATCCTCAACAGCGGCTACGCAGGGTTCGGACGCGCCATAAAGGCTTTACGGGGCGTTGTGGAGGCTCTCACAGCAAACGCGCCCAGTGCATACGACATCACGGTAAAGTGGGATGGCGCACCCGCCATTATTTGTGGAATCGACCCCCAAAGCGGTCGATTTTTTGTTGGCACAAAGAGTGTGTTCAATGCAATCCCCAAACTAAACTTCACCAATTCAGATATTGATACCAACCATCCCCAAGAGGGACTGAACTTAAAACTTAAACTTGCGCTAAAGCATTTTTCCAAACTTGGTATTCGTGGGGTGCTGCAAGGCGATATGTTGTTCTACTCTGAATCAAAGCAACGGGAACTTATTGACGGCAAGAGTTACCTTACCTTTCAAGCAAATACTATTAAATACGCCGTGGATCCAAAAAGTGATTTGGGAAAACGCATGGCAGCAGCAAAGATTGGCATTGTGTTTCATACCGCATACGAGGGTGAATCCATTCAAACCATGACTGCACGATTCAATCCCGATATTAGTTACATGAAAAAAGTAAATGATGTTTGGTTTGATAACGCCACAATGAAGTTTGCAAACGGATCAGGACTCTTCTCCGCTTCCGACCGCAGCACAATTGAAAACTCTATTGCTAGTCTTACCAAGACTGCTGCTGACTTGCGTGTTGTCTTGAACGGCATTGGCAAGAACGAGGGAGTTAAAATAGACATGAAAACCTACATCAACGGATTGGTGCGTGGAGGAGTTGCTACTTCTCATGCTGATGTGAATCAACTCCTGCAATTCATGCTTGACCGCGCACAAGGTAAACGCAAAGTAGCAAGCACAAAAACTACTCCATCAATTGATTGGGTTCGTACCAATAGAAACCAACTCGCTCGTGTTTTTGCACTACATAATGCGCTTGCTCAGTTGAAACTCACGATTCTTCAGAAGATGGCTTCCACGGCTTCCGCGCAAACAGGCGTAGGAACCTTTATCAAGGACAAGAGCGGATACCGAGTTACTACTCCTGAAGGATTTGTTGCAATCGACCGCTTGAGCAACAAGGCAGTTAAATTGGTAGACCGATTGGATTTTTCACGCAGCAATCTGACCACAGAAAAGACTTGGACTAAACCTTGACTGGCAGTTGGTGTCTGGTGTAACAATAAAGAGGTGATCACAGTGGAAAAAAAAGTTCGGGATATTGCTAAACCCAAGACTAAAGGCAAGTCTATCGTTGTTGCCTTTGGTCGCTTTCAACCCCCCACATCAGGTCACCAACTGCTAGTCGATAAGGTCATTAGCACGGCAAAGAGTTTGGGCGCAGAGTACGCAATGTTCAGCAGTCGCACAAACGACCCCAAGAAGAACCCACTCACCCCCCGACAAAAGTTCAAGTACCTGAAGCGGTTCTTTCCTGACGCAAACTTCAAGGACTTGAACACAATCAAGAACCCTGTGGAGATGCTGTACTGGCTTGCCGAAAAGGGATACGATCATGTGCATCTCGTTGGTGGAGAGGATCGCCAAGGACAATACGAGGCTTTCAAAGACTTGATGAGTTCCACTCGCAGAAAAGACCGCCTTAAACTAAAGAGCCTGACGATTGTGGGTGCAGGAAAGCGAGACGAGAACGCAACAGGTGTGCAGGGCATGAGCGCATCGAAACTTCGTGCTGCTGCCGCCGCAAACGACTTCAAGACTTTCAAGAGTGGAATGCCCCGCCAAGCCAATGCTTCTGATGTTAAAGACTTGTACCAAGACCTACAACGGGGTATGAAAACGGTGATTAAAGAAGGCATTAACTACACAGATATTTACCGTGCCGCCGCAGAACGACTGCTTGAGAGCGACAAGAAAAAGCGAAGAGCCGATACTCCTGGTCAAACAGGGGGCTTCTCCAAGCACAATAAAATATTTCCCACGCCTCCATGTAAAATGGACGAAGACCTTTCGCGGTGGTTCAAAGAGAAGTGGGTGGACATTGGCGGCAAGAAAGACCCCAAGACGGGGGAATACCCCCCATGTGGTCGATCCGACACCTCCAAGGGTAAATACCCTAAATGCCGTCCTGCAAACAAAGTAAGCAGCAAGACTCCTGAGACGGTGGGAGAAATGACTCCCAAAGAGAGAAAACGCGCTGTAATTCAAAAAAGACGAGTTGAACCAGAAACACAGCAAAGCGGAAAAGGAAACGCCCCCCGCATGACTAGCCACTTGAAATCGTCTAAATAAGGAAAAGGGAGACTCTACTATGGACGGAATCGGACACGATAGCGGAATCACATCGAAACTCAACACCTTGCTGCGGCTTGGTCTTGTTTCCAAGAACAATATTCGCCGTGCAGCGGTTCTGTTCCAAGACCCCGACAAAGCAATGAAGAATCCCGCATACCGTATGCTTATGCAGGAAATTCTTGTGGATGTGGTGGATCGTGTACTGAATAACCGCAACCTGTACACCGCTCTCCGCACTAGTCTGTCCAAGGAATCTAATATCACCACCGAAAGTGTTGAAGGCGAACGCACAAAGACCCTGCTTCGTAGCGGTCTTGTAAAGAAGAAGGATGTAATCGTGGCTCGCCGCGCTTTGCAGTCTCCTGAGACAGCCATCAAGATGGGTGCATCCAAAGTGTACCGCGACCTCATGATTGACATGATGGACTCAATGGTAAAGAAGATTACAGGATCACCTGTTCTGTTCAACGCTTTCCGCAAGACTCTTGGTGGAGAAACTGTTGAGGAATCATTCGAGACACCAAACACCGAAAGCATGGACGAGTTTGGTTTGGTTGAAGCCGCACAGGAACTAATGGAAAAGAACAAGCCAACAAATCCTGAACTGTGGTCACAAGCGAAATCCAAGGCTCGTAGCAAGTTTGATGTGTACCCTTCTGCCTACGCCAACGGTTGGGCTGTTAAGTGGTACAACGAACAAGGCGGCGGTTGGAAAAGTGTGAGCGAAGGCAAGACTTTCTTTGACCTTCAGCGTGAACTGAATGAGTACATGACCACCATGAACCGCAAGAGTCCAAAGGAAAATGCTACTGCGCGAGAGAAGGCTCGTAAACTGCGCGATGAAATGGAATCCGAAAAGTTGCCAAAGCCAAAGCCAGTGAAAGAAGCCAGTGAGGTTACTGAAATTTATAGAATTACTCCTGCAAGAAGAGCCGCGTTGGACAAAATTAAGAGTAAAGCAACAAGTGATGCCAATCGTGTTACTGATGAAGATGATTATTCAAGTAAAGGACTTAGGGATTCTAAGATCGCACACGCAAGAATGAGAAGAGTTGACTTAATTAAAATGATGGGTAAACCATCAGACAAAAGAACCGCTGAAGAACATCCAGATTTGAAATACAACCCAAAAAATAGTACTTCAAATCAACTCAAGGATCGAGAATTAAAAGCCGATTTGAAACACGCGAGAAAAATAGAAAGACCTATCGTCAAGAAGAAAGTGAATGAAGCCAGTGAAGTCACTGCAAAACTTCAGGGTCTTAAAGCAGACTACGCGAAACACGCCGAAGAACTTCGCAAGCCTATTCCACCTGCTCGTGGATCAACGAATCCAATGGCTCGTATGGGAAAAGGTAAAAAGATGGAGTGGGCAAAGGATCGGCGCACCAAAGACACCAAGACAAGTCAACGCCGCCGCTCAGGTGATGCAGACTACCGTTCAACCACGACAACAGACTAAACCATGATAAAGAAAAGCGGAAGCAAATTCGTAGTCACTGATTCTACAGGTTCCAAAATTCTAGGAACTCACCCATCCAAAGAGAAGGCACAGAAGCAACTGGCTGCCATCGAAATTTCAAAGGCAAAGCACATGAAAGAAACCAAACAATTCAAAGCGTTCCGCAACACCCTCAACGAGAGCGAGTACAAGGAAACCCTTACAGGCTATCCTAATCGTTCACTTGATACTGATGTTGGCGCAATCAAGTTCAACGCACAGTTCATTGCCAACGCCAATGCCATGCTTAATGCTCTTTCAAAGTACTCGTACTTGAGTACCACCGATGCACTGGTGAAGATTCGTGCACGGCTGAATGTGCTGCTGCTTGACTTCCCGTGGACACCACGCGTGTGGTCAGGATACGCACAGGTTCCACCTGCTGCACCAGGAGAAAACAGTTCTGTGGTTGGTGTGTTTACTCTTCCGCTGACACGCTTTGGTCGTGTTGATGGATACGATGCACTGACTGGCGGAATTCGCTTTGATGGTCGCGCAGGTAGCCAAGACGGATTCCAAGAGTTCACGCTTACCGTTAAAGTTGAATTGGGCGATGACTCCATGTACCGTGTAACCGCTTTTGTTTCACCAAAGGAACAGCCTGTGGTGGCTGAAGAAGGCGTGGAGACTGACGGCGACATCATTTCTGAGATGGCACAGACTCCTGCGCGAGTCAAGGAAATGCAAGGAAAGTTGGATACGGTTGCCAGCAAGATACGCAACAAAGTTGGTGATCAACCCGCAGCAAAGAAAAAGTACAACAGTATCCTGTCGAAAGATCGTAATGAATTTTTCGCCAAGAAAATGTACGGCAAGGGCGGCAAGGTTGTAAAGGAAGATGCAGAGCAGATTGACGAGTTGAGCAAGGCGACCAAGGACGCGTATGTTGCCAAGCGTGGATCACAACTGTCGTCCATGAAGTACGGTTCTGACAAGAACTACAATTCACTCACGGGTAAAAAGCAAGCCAATGCCGTAAAGGGCATCAAAACGGCTATGGGTGTCAAGGAAGAACTTGTTGGCGGTCAGAAGAAACTTGATGCAAACAAGAACAAGCGGCTTGACTCGCAAGACTTTAAACTGCTTCGCTCCAAGAAGTCTGTAAAGGAAGATGTAACCACAGAATTCACCACAGGTCTTCCAATCATGGATCCTGCTCTTGGATCAAACATTGCTGATCAAAGCGGCAAGGGAACCAAGCGCATCAAGAAGGTTGTGGATGAAGCCGCAAAGACCCCAAAGAAGACTATGAAGAAGCGGACTACTCCACCAGGTGGAGCAGAACAAAGTGCTAAAAGCCACGCCATTAAAGACAGACTAAACAAGTACGGTATGCGCTGGTAAGCGAATACTTTTATCATGGACATTAATATATTGACCAAAGACAACTTCTCTCTCTATGCAATGGGAAACTACACCAATCCTGATTGCATGGGGATGGATGAATTCTTGGAAGATATTTCAAAAATCAAATATGTAAAGCGGTTGCTGAAGCGGTACAACCGATGCGGCACTCTGCGAACCATTCTTCTCCTGAACCACATCATGGTGCTTGGGAATGTGTTTGGTCGTGCGGCAGCGTCTCGTATGCTGTTTCATAAATTGGAAGCCGACATCTACCCTGCACTGAAGACCGTTCTCCTGTATTTGGAATACATAGATGAGCGGATGATTTTTGACGGCATCGTAGTCTCGGACATACCGATGGACGGCAAACTAGCAGAGATACTTAGGAGGTTATAGTGGCTAATAGTTCTATGCTAGGATTGGTCGGCAAAGGGCAAACCGTGCGGGGATGGTGTTTAACTGGATTCAATCCTAATGTCGCCACCCCCGCATATCCTATAGCACCATATCTGAGAAACAACCACATAAACGGTTACAACCTTGTGTTGGATGATGTGAAATTTGCAGCAAGTCCTGCCATAACCAGTGGTACATCTCAACAAGGGTTGTCTACAGGAGCAATTCCTTTCAAATTCATTACTCCCATGCCCAACACACAGTATAAAATATTCTGTCAGCCTAGAAGTTGTGGATCTCCAACACCACTTCATATGTTTACCCACGCACTAGACACCACACAGTATCCAAAAACAGTAAACGGATTTTGGGTTCGTTTTGGATTTCTTATTAACTCTACTACGGATGGTTATTATGCGACTGGCATAACAAACCGTCCTGCCTTCGGAGAAATCCTCAATAGATCCGCAGCGAGTGGCACTTATCAATTACAGGTGGTAGTCATATGAATAGTACTACTGGTTCTTTTGGAAACTCTACCACGCCTCGTCCAACAGCGGATGCTTGGTGTGTTTATGAATGCGACACCAACAGAAATCCTATTATTTTGGATTCGGTGGGAGTGAGTAGTGTCACTTATATTTCAAAAGGAATTTTCCGAGTAAACTTTACAAATCCCGAACGGTTTGGAAGCGGAGCGTATGTGGGATTGGTGCAGGAAGAAGTTGGCGGTGTGCCAGGTGGATACGGAACTCATCGAGTTCACGGAAATGCATCAGACGGTTCTCCATTGGCAATTGGTGCGAGTGGATCGTGTGATATACACCACATGGGATTCCCCAATCTTCCCACTGTAGCCACCACCCCCCAAGACTATACGGACTCTTCTAATACATGGAAGGTGAGAACCAATGCAGCATTTTTCTGCCTTAGAAGTGATTCCGATACTCGTAAACCTGCTGTGGCAAACTTCTTTACGGGAAGTGAAAATTTTACTGCTTTTTGGACTCAACCAGGAAGTCCTGCATCGCTTACTTCCGTAAACGAAGCAAATCCCTTTGGTGCAACCGCTGGAGTTTTTAGATTTAACGGCTCAACTTATGCCAATGCTTTCTTCTCACAAGGTCGCGGCAGTATAGGAGTAACCTATACATTTTCGGTCTTTGCAAAAGTAATAACAGGCGCAACATTAACTTTGCTTTGCGGCGGCGGCAACAACAACTTTGGCACTCAGTTTAATCTAGGGGGCACAGGGGCTGGCACAACTACTGCTGTTGTGGGAGGTTTTCCATCGAACTCTAGTTCAAATGCAAAAATAACTAGATTGGGTAATGGTTGGAACAGAATATCAATGGCGTTTAATCCTGCAAACTCACCAGCACCACTGGTGCAATCCGCATTTGACAAAAATGATTTCTTGGTGTTTGGAGCACAACTAGAAGAAGGCTCTGCTGTTACTCCGTACATCAAAACAGAGGGAACTTCTCCTGTTTACGGAAATCAGGATGCCTTGATTAGTTTTTCTCCTGGTGCATCAGGACTAGGGCAGCGCAGTTTTCAGAATCTGCTTACACAAAGCCAAACCTTTACCAATGCGGCTTGGACTAAAACAAGAGTAGGAGTATCTGCGGGAGGGTATGTTGCTCCTGACGGAACCACAACAGCAATGAAACTAGTGGAATTAGATCCTGCTGATGCTGCTCCTACTAGTACTGGTGCATACTATAAATCAATCTACCCTTCACCTTCGATTGCTGGTTCAACTGCACAGTTGACCTCTTGGACGCTTTCAGTTTACGCAAAATCAGCAGAACGAAAGCACTTGGCGTTTGCAGACTTTAGTTACGGTTCAATTGGTCGTGTGGTTGTGGATTTAGAAAACGGAACTGTAACAGAAAACACTCCAATCATTGGCAGATCCGTGGGAACTCCAATCATTCAGAATGCTGGTAATGGATGGTGGAGAGTTGCCGTGAGTTTTAAGAATCTTGCTCCGCCAAACAACGCAATCACTCCAGGCTTTGCTCCAAACAACGGAGCCACAATGGGTATGTTGGGGGAAGGTACTGGAATATACGGTCCATCGTATGCAGGAGTAAGCGGCAGTGGAATTTTGATATGGGGAGCGCAACTAGAACGGGGAACAGTTTTGAGTCCGTACACCAGAACTACTTCGGCTGCTGTTGGAACCCAATTCACTCGTGTTGCAGGGCTAACCTACCAATCCACTCCATCACAATTACGGAGCAGACGAGAAGCCACTGCATGGGGAACAATTGTTATTCCTCCGAATAAAGGCACTCTATACAGTAGCAGTACGGTTAGTGCGTACTTGGAAGGCGCATACGGAGTAAAAAAGGTGGTTGCGCGAGACAACTCCCATTTCGATGTATATTTCACAGACAAGATGGATGTTGAGACTTACTGCGTGATTCTTGGAACAGAACAGGAAACAGTGAATTTGCCTGAATCTACTATTCTTGGTGCTGCTGGCAGTATTCCTCCCACCGATGAATTCACGCTAGACACCATACAAAATTCCATGTCCTCTACAGTAGACATCCAACGACAGGTTGGTCTATTCACAATTACTTCTCGCAGACAAATTCCTGGTGCTGGTGCATGGTCTACACAATCTGTACACTATCAACGCGGAAGAACACAGCGCATAAACTTCATGGTGTTTGGAGGAAGAACTATTAATGGCACACAGTAAACTAAAACCATTCTTCAAATTTATTTCAGAAGAAATTCCACCTCCAATGGCATCGCCACCACCCACAAATACCGCAGGAGGAGGCAGCATTGCAGGTTTGCCTCCTGATATGCCGACTGGCAACCCAAGACTCAAATCAAATATTGCTCGTAGGAAGAAGATGAAGCCTAAATAAACAGTAGTGCAGTTGTGCTATAGAAAGGCAGATTGAAATGATTAGTACCGAATTGATTTCATTGGTTGGAGGAGCGGCTACAGGATTCTTGTTTCGTTACATGGCTCAGAAGAGTCAGGATCAAAAAGAAATCTTTGAGCGGCTTATTGCTGCGAACAAGCAGACCACAGATAACCAAGACAAGGCAGCACAGCGTGTTCCTATGGATGTGGGTAGGGGCATTCGCCAACTCATTGTTCTTGCAGTGCTGTTTGCTACTATGCTGGCTCCGTTCATTCTGCCGTTCTTTGGTTTGCCCACATTCGTTGAAGTAGACGCTACCACACCCGAAGGGCTGTTTGGACTTATTCCGCAATCAACCCGCAAGTATTTTGTTGAGATCAACGGATTCTTGTTTGCGTCTGAAACTCGTCAAATCTTGGTGAGCATTGTAGGCTTCTACTTTGGTTCAGCCGCTGCTTCAAACAAGTCTTAAAGGAGAAGCCATGTCTAAACTAAACTATATTCTTTGTTTGCTCTTCCTTGCGGGATGCAACACCTCCCCCATTATTATTCCTGATACCACATCAGACAGTCCTGTTATGCTGAAACTCAAGCACGACATCCTGAGCGGCGACAAGATTGTCGGCAATTGGGGATGGATCCTGTGGTATCTTCCCATTGTGTTCTTGGTTGTGGCGTGGGCGTGGAAGGAATTCTTTGGTCGCAAGCGAGACAACGCTGCCCCCAAAACTCCAAAGGCTGCTCCCGTATCAACTCCAAACACTGTAGACTTGCCGACTCCTTAATCGGTTTCGCAGCGCAAGTCTTCAGGAAGCGATTCAAACATTCGCTTGCAGATGTAGTACGAGTCAACAATATCCGAAACAGGACTCACTGAGTCTGCTCGTTTTGGTGTCAGCACCGACTTTAGATTAACTCCTGTTTCATGCGAGAACGCCGCGTACATGGCGTTCTTGTCTGCATTACCCTTGCCTGTGGCGAACTTCTTTATTTCGGTGGGAGGAATCACCGTAACAGGAATGCTTAACAGGTACAGTTTATATTTTAAGATGCCTGTGTTCTCGGCAATCTGAAACACCCTGCCACTAGCGGAGTACGCGTAGCCTTCAAGAGCCACATGGGAGCAGCCCATTACAATGTCCACAGCCCAATCTGCAATGCTTTCGTAGCGGTGTTCGTCTGAGTTCCAATCACTCAGCCGCTCACCAAACACATTCATGCAACGAATTTCCGATTGCCGCTTGTTCTCAGTAAGGAAAAAAAATGAGCATCCACTGTATGAAAATTTCCCCGTGGCGTTCGACTTGAACAGGCACACGGCTGGTCCACACAATGAGTAATCTATTCCCGCTACTATCATGTAAGTATTTATGGTGCAATACTAGAAACCTACTGCGCGAGCCAGTAAAACACCAACTAAAAAACTGCAAGCACCAAGAAGCACACGCTGAATTTGGGTGAGTTTCATTTGCCCTTCTGTTCTGCGATCCAATCGCTTACGAGATCCAAACGAGTTGCGGAGTTTTCGTACAGGTGACCGTTGAATATTGTGAATGATGACACAATTCCTACAAGTACTCCTGTGGAGTCTAGTACCGCACCACCTGAGTCACCAAACCAAACGGTGCCCTCAAAGGGAATAAACTTAAAGTATGTGGGGTCTTCCACCACCGTTCCAAAGTAGTGGAATGTGTTGGGATTGCTCCTACGCTTAATACCCCCACCAAATCCTATAACGGTGAGTGGTTCGGTACGAGTGAAATAATGGGGTGCTGTCACCACACAAAGGGGTTGAACACCGCAAGGTTCCTCTAGCCACGCCACTGCCACATCGTACAGCATGGTGTCACCAATTTTATAAAGGGGATGGGTGGTGGATTTGCTTATTCTGTAGCAGTGGTTGCCTGTAGAGAACCACGCTGCCCCCGTATCGTCTAGGCAGTGTCCTGCGGTAAGGATTTCATCGGGAGCAATGAGAACCGCACTGCCTATTACTTCCCCGTTCTCGCCCTCTAGATGCCCCACAGCGGCTTCCTCGTCTGCCGCCAACGGCGAGAAACCCCTCATGAAGAACTGAGTCTCCACAGGGGCTTCTGCCATTGGATCGACTGCCCCGCTCTTCGGCGGCTCCACGCTCTTCGGCGCAGCGGCAGTTATATCTTGAACACAGGCTTGCAGCAAGACGAGTGCTAGAGCCAGCAGAAGAGATTGGACTACGCGCCTCTTCATACTATTATTTAGAAGAGGCTGTCGAGTAAAAATGTCCAGATTTTTTAATTAGTCAGATCTACTACTTCACATGAGCCAGCACTACACGCAAAGGTTTGTGTGCCCTTGGTAGTGTCTTCCTTTTCGTACTTAGTCAACTCGCTCCAATCAATAGACAGGGGCAGTTTTGCTGCTGCTGCTTCGTACTCCTCTTTGGTGCAGTCCTGATACGGAGCCTGAACATAGGAGTGATCGGAGTGGGGCAAGAAACTCACACCTGACACTTCATCAAAGTGATCGTACACCCACGCACCCACCGCCATCCACTCGTACTCCTTGACAGTCACGGTAATGGACGGCTTGTGTTCACAGAAGTGCCGCTGATAGGTCAGCCACAACTCTAGATGAGCAATAGCAGTCAAGTCTGTACGCGTAACCGATCCCACTGCCTTCTGCGGAAACGAGAACACCATTGTGTGATCAGGGCGCATGGCACACGGTTCAGCAGGGAATCCCTTGTCAATCATAAACTGACACATGGGATCCTTGCGATCTGCACGAACAGTACGAATGTAGTACTCGTTGTGACGAGCGTGAATACCGCTTGCAGAATCAGTTAACTGAGACACCGTTCCACTAGGCTTCACACAAGTAATCGCAGCAGCAGGATTAATACCAATCTTCTTTGCCCACTCCTTGTTGGTTTCAACAGCAGTGGCACGAAGACCAGCAAGCAGTCTTTCCAATTCAGCACCCTGATCACGCATGAGTTTGTTGTCAAGAATGCCTGTGAGCGAAACACCAAGCAAGCACTCTTCTTCGCAGTTCTTCTTCCACTCACTTGACAGGTACGGGAAATTCGTGAGAGAGGCTTGCCATGTGCCAAGAATGGTGGCAAGACGAATCTTGCGCTTTAGAGTTTCGGGAGTATCGTCTGCACGAACAATGACTTCACTGAGATTACAGAACTCCTTGTCACGCAAAATAATTTCTGAACATGGATTGGTTCCGAACTCGTAGGTAGGGTCACGGCGATCACCAAGTTTCTCCACAGTTTTCTGTGCAGCCTGACGATTAAAGATGCCGCGTTCACCGCTCTTGGACTTGTAGAGTGATAGCCACTCTTCCATGAACACGCCAATCTCTGGCTTCTCTTTGTATGAAACCGAATTGTTCGCTAACGCTCGCTGTGGGTTTTCCAACCACCACTGCCCCACTTTAGCATCACGCATTCGCTCATCGGTGAGGTTCGAGAGAGAGATAAGAGCAGATCTACGCACTCCGCCGACCACGACAATTTCCGCAATCTTACAGATAATGTCGTGGCATTCGATAGATGTGAGTTTTCTGCCAGCACTTTTCTTAAAAGTACTGACGGTAAATCGGAAGAGGTCTTCCAGTGGTTGCGGTCCACTTGCGCGTCCACCGAAAGTTTTGAGACGCGCACCAAGAGGACGAATTTTAGAGGTGTCCCATCGGGGGATTTGACCTCCAATAAGTAGGGACACCAACTCGCGGTAGGCTTTTGCCCAACCTTCTTTGGAGTCTTTGACCACAATGAGCGTATCGCTTTGTGTAAACTCTTCAGCAATTGTAGGAAGTTTTTCAACATACTGCCTTTCTACACTAAAGCCGACTCCTGTGCCACACATGAGAACATACAGAATCTCATCAAAGGCACGAACCTTGTTTACGGCAACATACGAGCAGTTGTATCCTGCCGTGTTGTCACGCTTCAGTGCTTCTCCTGCGGTCATGAGAGAGCGCATAGAAGGCATTACTTGCAAATTTAAAACTGCATCACGCAACTCATCGCGTATAGTCTTATTTAGTTTTACACCCTTTTCCGCAAAGTGTTCATCAAAGAAGCGGAAATAGCGGTCAACGGTTTCCTCCCATGACTCACGCCGCCCTTCGGCTTCAAGCCAACGGGAATAGCGGGAAAGGTGAATGAAAGATTGGTACAGCGTGGGAAGTGATTTCATAGCGAACTCCTGTGTTGATTAGGTAGAGTATGTAGAGCAAATCATAACAAAAAGAGGGGCTTTCGCCCCTCTAAAGTATTCGGATGATTATTTGGTTTATAGTTTACTCTTCAAATCCGCCAGTAACTGTATACGCAACGCTTACCAAAACTTGTCCCGTGGAACTACCTGAACGCACGGATAAAGTTCCACTGCCGACAGACATTCCCGTTACATGAATATGCATATATTCTCCATTGTTGATCTTTACTTCAATAGGAGTAGTAAAAGCATCTGTTCCTTGAGAAAATCTAGTAAAAGGATCTGCTGATGTACTCGTAATTTCTGCTTTAATATTAATAAAGTTATTAGTCAATGTTACAAAAAGTCTTTCGCGTTTGTTTAAATTGTTTGTACGAACATATCCAATCGTTCCTTTAGTTGAATATAAAAAACTTGCAGCCACAAGAGTGCTGGTGATCCTGGGAACAAGAATAGAGGAGTGAAAACCTACCTTTGATGGAAACATTAGAAATTCAGCCCTCCAACAAATCCAAGCCAAGTAGTTCCACCATCATATGTCAGGAAGTTAAGAATATCTGTTTTGTTTGCAGTGTTTGTGAGTACTGGTGCGGATCCGCCAGACCACTTCACAGTTTTGGTTACTCCTGCTAGTTGCACAGAGAATGTTCCCGTAGTAAGTCCGTAAGGAGTTGCACCGTGAAGGAATATTAGAGTTGCGGATGTGCATTGTGTTGAGGCGGTATTTATGTTAGTAAAATTAACGGTGTTGACCACCGCACTAGGAACAAACTTCTGTGTGTTTCCTGAAACAGCATTGAATGTTATGGTGTTTGTTGCCTGTGTAGCAGTGGCACCCGCTTCGGAGTACCCACCATTCATATCAAGACGACCACTCACACCAAAACTACCACAAGTAGCGGTGATGGTCGTAGACGCATCATCAATATGAATGTAGTTACCATTTGCCACACCATCAGCATCTCCAATAAATAGATTTGTGCTTTGTAAATAGGCATTATTATCGTCTTCATATAGTGCAAGATATGCGTTGGTTGGTCCACCAACTAGGACAGGTCCACCACTTGCCTGACGAACTGTTAGTGATGCTGTTGTATTTCCTCCTACTTCTATGAGTCCCACACTATCAACGCATGACAGAATAAGATTTCTTGTTGAATGAGTTCCAATTGTGATTGCGGGAGCAGTGTTGATTGGCAATACTATTGGACTTGAGAATGTAATTCCACCAGAAGCACTCAATCCACCAGAAAGAGTCAGCAGTTTAGAGAATGAGCCTGTTGTTCCTTGGAGTGTTCCTGCAAGAGTTACACCACCAGCAGCACTAATGCCAGACACTGCGGTAACAAGCCCACTTGCGGATATGTTGCCGAGTACTTGAAACTTCTCTGTTGGAGCAGTTAATCCTACTCCAACATTACCAAAATATCCTGCAAGAGAGATATTTCCGTTGGCATTTGCGTCAATAATGGGAATGCCAGAAATATCATTCACCGAGAAAATACTGCCAGTACCCAAACGATTCACGATGGAAAACAGTTGTCCTGCGGAGCCTTCAACCGATAGTGCTCCTCCTGCGGTGGCTCCCGTTCCTGTGATGCCATCAAGAACTTTCAGGTAAATTGGATCATTACCCTGTCCAACAAATTTCATTTGTGGCTGTGTTACACCACTGATAAACGGTGTAATGATGATATTTTTGTCGCTGTTAGCCATGTGACTCCTATATCCTTATTTATTCAATTTCAGCCCGTGACCACTCTTCGGTTGACAGTATATTTAGGATTTCGCTATGAGTGTACGGTCCTGAGACTCCAGTAAGTGATCCCGTGAAAGCGGGAGCCGTTTCTCCCTCCCACTTAATGAATGTACGGGTTGTGTCTGTGGAATAGCGAAGAGTTTCAGCCGAAGTCTCCAAGACCTCGTTGAAGTCCACCGTACCCACATCACTAGCGTTAAAAATCAGGTATTCTCTGTTTTCATAACTCATAGTTCAAATCTCCCTCGTAGTGCGTTATAGTTTGAAAGCACTTCTGACGCAGAAAGTGCTTTGTTATAAATGCTTGCCTGATATCCATAACCTTGAAAGTATGTGTATGTTTGATCTCCACCACCATCAATTTGATTTCTGTTTATACGAATATTTTCAAAATTTGGTGCTATGGCTAATGCTGGATTGTATTGCTGACTAGCACTAGTTATTGATTCTTTCAATACTCCATCAATATACAGTTTGAAGGTTGTATCAGAACGATCATTAACAATACACAGATTGTGCGCTTTGTTCAATACTAAACTGTAATTACTAGTAATCCTTTGCTGATCTTGTCCTCGAATATACCCACGAACTCTAAAGTCTCCTGCTGGAGTACAAGAAAAATAAATTCCTGTTCCCGAATAGTACGCGCTACCAAACACCATTCCCTCTCTATTTGTTGCGCCACCAGTTGGAAAATTAGTGACTTTGATCCAACACGCCATAGACCAACTAGAAAGAGCGGGTACATATGTTTCTGCTCGTATTGGTGTTTCTATATTATCATTTGTTCCGTCAAACAAAATGCTTCCATAAGATTCCTGACTGTACACCGCACCATTAGTAAGCGTACTACCAGAAAACTGCGAAGCCAAATCAGATAAAACAGAACCCGATCCAGGATACGAGCGAGTATTACGCGCATCAAACTGAAATATGATATTTGAATCAGTTGTATCTGGTCCTGCGTGTATTGCCATTACAGTCCAAACCTGCCTTTCGTAGATGTGTACATAAGGGAAACTTCATCTGCCGAAAGCACACGATTGTATATCATAGCAACGGCTATCTTTCCATTAAGATACGCAGCGTTGTTTGATGCGTAACCCAAGTCAAGGGTTGCCGCTGTATCTCCACGATCTATTCCAAATGTGCAACTACTCCGAAGAGTTCCATTCAGATACAACCGCACAGCACGGGAAGCATACGAGTGAGTAAGCACCATATGATTCCATGTATTTATTGTAACGGTTGGAAGCCCCACATAATTGCTTATAGCATCAATTGTGCTCACACTGTTTCGTATCTGATAGTTTAAACTACCACTAGTTGCTGGAGATACACCGCTTACATATAAGCGGTAGTTGCCGTTTGCCCCAAACTTGTGAATGAATGCATTCACCTGTGATGCGCTACTATTTAAAGTCGGCAGGTTTCCCCAACATACCAAAGAGATATCAGATGCGGTTTGGTCTAGAACATCTCCTGCTGTAATATAGTCATTAGTGCCGTCAAACACAAAACATCCACCACCTTCTCTGCTAAATGTTGCCCCATTCACCAAAGAACCAGAATATTTTGTTGTGGTTGTGTTTATGTCTGAAGCAGTTAAACCTGTACCAGCATAACAGCGATAATTAGCCCCATCCATGAACCAGATGATGCCGTCCCCAGGTATTTGTGGTGAGTGTTGAAGAGCCATTAGAGTTAGTACCTTCCTCGTATAGCGGTGTAGTTGTTATATACTTCGGTTGCGGATAAACCACGGTTATACACTTTGATCTGTCCGAATCTGTTGTTTGAGTACGAACCGTATGTTATTGCTCCACCAAAAGCCAACAATTCTGTTGTGTTGGTAATACTTGGGCTTGAGGTGGCGGCTGCGATTTGCAATCCAGACTGATATATTGTTAGAGTGGTTCCGTTGTACACAAAAGAAAAATTGTGCCATATTCCTATTGGGTTACTAATGGTGGTACTAATTCCCCCATTCACATTAGCACCGAATCGCTCAAATCCAATATAATAAACTCCCGTACTTACTAAAAACCATGCAGTATAACCATCACGAAGACCACCAGGATTGCTTTCACGGTTTAGTATTCGCTGATATCCACCAACTGCAAGTGGATATATCCACATATCAATGGTAAAGGGTGATGTTCCCAGGAATTGGTACTGACTGCTATCAGGAAACTGAATGCGGTCGTTGGAACCATCCGTAGTGATGTACGATCCCGCATTAGCGTAAGTGTATGTGGGGCTATTGGTCAGCGTTCCGTTCAGTCCGTTTCCTGTACGGTTGGTCATGGTTACACCAGAACCATTATATGATTGCTCCGAACCTGGATCAATCAGAATAACGAGTCCATCAGTGGCTATAGTGCCAGCATTGTATTGCACAGCCATGATTAATACTCCACAGGCATTTTGCCCACATCTTTTCGTTCACCCCACACGGTATAGAAGCAGTCAATAGCACCACTCTCGCTGTTCACTGTGACTGTATAGCCCTCCACTGCGGCTATCCAGTGGTGGTTGCAGTTGCCGATCTCCGTAAGAGATGCTGTAATGGTGCTGCTGTCAACGAGTCCATGCCAGTACTCAGGAAGCGGAATAGTATCCGTGTCTGTGAGCCGACCACGAACATACACGCCGTTTTCTGGTCCTTCCAACGAACCGTGTTGCAGTGTCATGTGCGGCTTGGTTGGATGGGGAATCACGAATGACTTTGTGGCAGCAGACAGATTTCCGCTGAGTGTAATGCCTGTTCCCGACAGTCCTGCGGTAAAACTTACTAATCTATTAAAAGATGCTGTTGCTCCTTGAAGTGTTCCTGCAAAAGTCACACCACCAGCAAATCTAGAAACACCCACTACATCAAGAGTTGATTCTAGTGTGACTCCACCAACAACATCAAGAATGCCAGCAACATCGACTCGTGCACCAAAGGTAGATCCTGTGGAAGCGTATATGAATGATGTGGTGATACCCGCACTTGCAGTCAGTAGTCTAGAGAATGATCCTGTTGTGCCACTAAAGGTTCCTGTGAATGTTGCACCAACACCAGTAATATTAGCAGTGGGATCAATCACAGCGGTCATTGTTAGACCAGTGGAGTACCCACCAACGGAATTGTATGAAACTACTGCCATTAGTCAACACCCCCTTCAGTCATTTCTGCTTCCCACTCGTTCACAGCAGGAATTCCCGTGCGTGTAGACATTAGTTGATAAATTCTGTGCTTCTGTGCAGATTTGGTCTTGTATATAAGAGACACTATGCCTGTTTCTGTTTGGTGGTGTATTGCTGCTGCCATAATGAATCGGAAAAATGTGTGAGCATTAAAATTAGTTTCTGCGTCTTCTAGAGACTGCACAAAGTTATTTAGTGCTTCAAACACAACATGAGAAACTCCTTCTCGTGGCACTAGATACACCACTCCCTGTACTTCTCCAATGGTGAATGAGTATACTGCCGTGGTAGTTTCAGCGGTAGTATCGGTTGCAGTAATATCACTGATTTGCAAATTAGTTGAGTCTACTGAGTTTACTGTGTACTTTTTGCTTATCATTTTAGTGTACCTGTACTGTTGTTCGGAATCCCCGACCAGAAGTAAATTTAGCATCTGCTGGTGTAGTGGTAGAAATTTTTAATCTGTTATAATAACCTCCCTCCGTACCTATGGTAAAAGTGAGTGGTGAGTAACCAGAGTCCCCTTTAACAATTGACTCCGTATAATCACCCAGAACTATTAGACCATCGTAACTAAAAATCAGAGGAATTATAATTTTATGAACAATAGGTGTCGTATAAACGGGACCAGCAACAAGGTGAGTATATGATATAGTAATTTCCAAAGTAGAACTACCACTAGTGGTATTAGAATTAAATTCTGGAGTTGCACATATAACACCAGTTGTAGATCCAGCAAGTACTTTATATGTTTGGTAAAAACCAGACTTGAACGCTGCACTTCCTGTGCCTCCCAGTATTCTCACAAAATCATTTGACTCGGCAGTAACTCCTGTTGCGGAATCTCCCAAGTACACATTACCTGAGAAGGTTGCTCCACCTGAAACTGTAAGAGCAGATGCAGAAACACCTGCATTGAAACTATTGAGTTCCGTGAAGGTGTTTGCACCACCCACCGTGACACCCGTGACTGCGCCAGTGAGTCCATTAAAGGACGAAACAGCCAAGGAGGAAACATCGCTGTTTACCCACTGTGCTGTGCCACTGTTCCATCGAAGCACTTGGTTGTTGGATGGTGTGGTTGTTGTAACATCACTCAAGTCGTCAATAGACGCAATTGCAAGACCGCCACCACCAATATTTGAAGTGTTTCGAAACAGCCCTGCATTAATAAATTTGGCATCGGCTGTGTCGTTTAAGGCTGTGCAGTTTCCTTGAACTATGAGCCATCCACAGAAAATGCCCTGTGTTGCCGTAGAATCGCTTTCAGAAAACGGTTCAAATGGAATGTTTGCCTGTGCATCCGAAATGGAATTGTACTCTTGTCTTCCGTAATAGACACCCAACAAAGATGGCTCATTAGGCAGATAGAATATTCGCTGAATCGTAAACTTTGCAGAAGTGGTGGTGTGCAGAGTGCCTGTTCCGTCATCGTACTTGGTTGGATCAATTGCTGAGTTGATAACGGTAGTGAATGCACCACTTCCGTTGCGATAGAAACGATATATTCCAGTTGCAGGAGCAGCACTCGTATCGGTAACAATGTTGGGATTGTTTGGATCGTTGCTGTAGTTTCTTCCCATCGCATACGCTTTTCCTGCGCTGCGATTCACATTTAGGTTTGCTCCGTTTGCAGAGATTTCGTGTCCCGATAGTTTCAAGTTTCCGAATGCACGAATAAACGGATCAAACTGCTCTGGTTGTCCATACGAAACATGGGGATATCCCTTGACCAACTGAATGTATGTGCGCGACAAGTGAAGTGCTGCGCCAAGGGGAATCTGTGAAGAGTACTGTGCATCAGTAAATGCAACAAGCGTTTGTACAAGATTACCACTGCTATCAATAGCAATCCATGTTTCGTCACTACTAGTCAATCCAGCAAGGGTGACCCCTGTTTTTGCTGCCCATGTAACAGGTGTAACCGTGGGAATAGGGTATGCTGTGAGTGATGCTCCAGGAGAAACAACTATTCCTGCACCTGCGGTAATATCCACTTGTGCAGTGTTTCCTGCGTTCACACTAATGAGTCCACCGTACAGCAGACCTGTCTGTAGGTTCTCCAAGAATCTAGAACCACACACGCCGTGAACCAATCCTGCATCAAGACCAGATGTGATTCCGTCATTTAGGGAGTGCCACACCTTGCCGCCGTCAAGCGTCATGCCACCCGCAGCGGAAATACCTGCCGTGAATGTCTGTAGTGCGGTAAAGGTGTTTGCTTGCGCTGCACACACACCACCCACGGCTCCTGTGAGTCCATTAAACGAAGTAACGGTACTATTGCGAACATAGTTGTAGACACCACTCTGTGTGGGAATGCGATTGGCAGAAACAGCCGAACCTGCACCCATGTCTACACCACCCGTGACTTCTCCACCAACCAAAACAGTTCCACCCGTTCCACCCAAGTAGATTTGGTTGGTGCTCGTGTTCATGGCACTTTCGCCAACAGTTAGTCCTGCTGGAGTGGTAGAGCCACGCTTGATTTGAATTTGTGTTGCCAATGTAAATTCTCCTACCCCTATTTAGTAGGTATCACTACTCATTGCAGGAGCCAGTTTTTTGCTGTTTCGCTTCGGTTGTGGGGTAGTTTTTTCCTCCACAACAACGACTGGTACCGTTAACTCCTGAATCTCTTTGCGAAGAGAACTAACCATTTGATTGGATGATTGGAGTTCTGCCGTTAAGGCACTAATCCTTGCATTAAGGTTTCCTGTTTGGGTTGCAAGTTCTTGCCCCCAATTTTTAGCAATTTCTTGCTTGCTGTGCTCCGCAGCCTGTTGCACAGCAGTTTTTTCCTGCTCACAGGTATCACGAATGCTCTGCGTTTGCTCTTGCAGTGCTTTGGAGAAAGCAGATGAGTTGTCTTCAGCCAACTGCTTTGCGGCAGTCTGCTCTTTCTCCAACAGTGTTTTCAGTTCTGTTTTCTCTTCTTCGCAGTACAGTAACCTGGCTTCAGTTAAAATATTTGTAACAACAAGATCAGTGAGTCGCTTGTTTAGAAGGGGAATCAAAATAGTTTCGTTCGGGTTCTTGCTTTCCATAATATATCTCCTTTCAAGAGGCTGTAGTATGTATGTGGACAGCAGAGCCTTTACGCTCTGCTACCCAACCACTATAATATTTTCAATCAGTAAGTGCCACCGTCTACTCCTGTAATCGTAACTGCTCCAGTACTAACAGTAAAGTTTGTGTTATCAAACGATGCAACTCCCTTGGCTGATGAAGTAGCATTCTGAATAGTAGCAGTAAGAGTTCCTGATCCAGATAGGATCGTGGCAATAGAGTTTGCAGCAGCGTCTTTAATCAGTACTTGCTTGTACTCAGGAGCAGCACCAGAACCGTTTGCCGCCAGCAGATACCCTGCCGTGGTAGTAGTAAGTTTAGCAAGAGAACTTGTGCCGTTTGCGTACAGCACATCACCAATGGTGTATGAAATAATTCCCGTACCACCGTAGGTTGCACCAATCGCTGTGGCTTGCCATACGCCTGTTGTCAGTGTTCCAACTTTGGTAAGACTAGATCCAGTAACACCGCTGCCCAGTGTATTACTTGTAAGAACACTTGTACCGTTTACGGCATACCCGTAAGTTGAAGCAACATTTACGCCTTGATTACTTTCCCATGCTGAACGAGTATTGCTCCATGTCCATGTACGAGCAGCAGTTCCAGACAGGCTTAAACCACCGCCGTCTGCAAGAGTATCATTTGCAAGGGTGCGACCCATCGTAATGGTTTTGTCGTCAATGTTTAGGTCTGTGCGGTTAACAGTAGTAAGCGTTCCGTAAACTTGGAAGTTTCCGTTGACTGTTAGAGTTGCACCAACAGTAACATCTCCTGTGGTACGAGCCGCTCCCGAAACATCAAGAGTGGAAGCAGTCAATCCGCCGTTGGCAGTTACTGAACCAGTGGAAACAAGCGTTGATGCAAACCTGGCAGCACCAGTATGATCAGTGGTGGATGCAAAGGTAGCACCTCCTGTTTGTGTCAGAACACCAGTAACAGCAAGTGTACTAGCCAAACGAGCAGTACCACTCACATCAAAGGTGGAAGCAGTCAATCCACCATTCGCGGTTACTGAACCAGTGGAAACAACTGTTGAAGCAAATCTGGCAGCACCAGCATGATCACTGGTGGATTCCAGTGTAACACCACCAACAACATCAAGAATACCAGCAACATCAACTCGTGCACCAAAGGTAGAACCAGTCGATGCGTAGAGGAATGAGGTAGTGATACCTCCGTTAAATGTGTTCAGTCCAATAAAGGTGTTTGCACCAAGAGATGCACCTGTGGCTGCACCTGTTGCACCGTTAAAGGATTGAATACCTTGAACTGCACCCGTGAGTCCGTTGAACGAAGTCACTGCGTTGGTTGCAGCGGTAGAGCCGTTCACTGCCCCCATCAACTGACTAGTGAGTGCAATTACGCCGCTTGCGTCTTGGAGAGTCTGTGTTCTTTCCGCACTTGCGTAAGTACCAGGCTTAATAACTGTTCCGAACTGTCCAATGAAATCCTGATCGTCTGTTAGGATTCTTAATCCAGGAACAGCAGCACTAGTAAATGTGTTTACAATATTTACATTCCCTGATGCCGAACCCAACTCCAGTGCCGAGGCAGTAACAGGTAGAGTTATACGATTTAACGAAACAGTAGCACCAGAACTAACACCAGTTATGACTATGGGTGCTTGGCTACTACGAATATTTTTTGTTGCGGTTCCGCTGAACCGAATATCTCCAGCAGAAGTTAAACCAGTTGCGAAGTGTGCTGCGGCATCAAATGTTACTCCGCTTTTAAACTGTACGCCTCTCTCAAATACCGCAGAACCATTGGAGGTAAAATCACCGTAAACAAAAGCATTACCACCAACATAAACTCGTCCATCAAAGGTTGCTCCACCAACGACCTTTAGAGTTCCACCAAAGGTAGATCCTGTGGACGCGTAGATGGATGATGCAGTAATACCTGCGTTGAAAGTATTGAGTGCCGTGAAGGTGTTTGCACCAAGAGATGCACCTGTTACCGCACCTGTTGCACCGTTAAAGGTTTGCACACCCTGATTCGTAACAGTAATACTTCCACTAGCAGCGGTGACTCCAATGTTGGTGCCAGCAGCAAGGGTAACTGCGCCTGTTAAACTGTTTAGAGTGGCAACACCAGATGTGGTGCTTGCAACATAGTCTTTAACCGCAGACATGGTTGGAACCTGCAAGGTAAGTCCCGCAGCAATACCCGTAGACAGACCACTGATTTGTGCACCAACCCAAGCAGCCGTAACACCTGCTCCTCGTCCAATATGGAAAGTACTCAGCGAGGTATTAAACGCTGGTTCACCAAGAGTCAGCCCTGATGCTTGAGTTGGTTCGGATGTGCCTCTGCGGAAAGTTAGTTGAGTTGCCATGTAGTTTCCTTAAAAGTTAATAGTAAAGTATGCTGTTACTATATAGGTAATTATACAAATGTTCCACCGTCTATAAATCCACCCGAAATTCCGCCGTTAAGGAGTTGCAGGGTTCCGTCAACGGTGGTGTTGAGCAGTTCTGTTTTTCCGTTGTAGACGGTTAACGCAACCTTATCCACATTCTCTCCGTCTATTTCAACTAATCCCGTAAAGTACAGTTGGTTTGTGTTTACTCGAAATTCTGATGTCAAGCCTTCGGTTGACACCACAACCATGTCTTGCTTTTTCGGATTGTTGCTTCCGTCTGCAAATATTTTAAAAGCACCTGTTATGCCGTCTTTAATACCGACAGTCAAGGAACGGTTAGTATTGTCTCCCCAACCATTAAGCAAGATACCAAGGTCTGCACCATTAACAGATCCGTCACCGTTCAGATCTCCTTGCAGTGCATTTGAAATTAAACTAATGTTAATCCACGCGAGTGTCGCTCCTGCTGCGTAGTAATCCCAGTAGTAATAAGTTCCGTTAGGGTTTTGCACAAACACCAAGTCGCCAATGTTCGGATTAAGTATGTTATCCAAATCCCCTGTGTTTCCAACAGAGCGTAGTAGTGCGAATCCCGCACCAATTCCGTAGGTAATGGCTCCACCACCAGAGGAAACATCTAGACCTGTACCCGCTGCCCATGTAACCGCACCTGTAAGTCCGTTGGCGGCAGACACACCCTGAACTGCACCTGTTACACCATTAAAAGAGGTTACATACGAATCAGACAGATTTACCGTTCCTACTATGCCACCAATGTATAGTTTTCTGTCTGAAATATTCACAGCCAACTCGCCAGTGGTCAAGCCAGTTGGCGAGGTGTTAGAAGTCGTTGAATATTTTGTGATTATTTGTGCCATTAAATATTTTAGACAGCGTTGCCGTCTATCACCAAGTCATCTTTTTTCTTTTTCTTTGGTGGTGTGTCGCCACGAATGTACGCTATCTGCTTTTGTAAATAGGCATTTTTCTCCTTTTCTACAAGAAGATTAGCCTCCAATACTAGATTTGCGTTAGTGAGTTCCTGAAACTTCTTCTGAAGCAACGGAATCACAACAGTCTCATTGTAATTTGGTTCGTTCATAGTAAAGCCTTTCACTCTATCTAGGCGATTAAACTAGATGATCAAAATGTACCACCGTCAACAAGTGCTTCCAACTGTACACAAGACAGTACACCAGATGCAGCATTATAAGTTACTCCTGCGGCGGTATCAATAAGCAGATCTGTGGAAGCACAAGCACCCGCCACGAATGTAAGGAAGTATGTTCCTGAATTCGTGTCGGTGGTTTTAACTCTGTCGGCTGTGATTCCTGTGAGGGAAGTAGTGTTAACCCATACAGGTGCACCACTGCTGTTTGCTTGGAGAATCTGACCAACTGTTCCCGCAGCGGTAATCGTTAGTCCTGTTCCGTCTTTGTACACCACGCCACCAGAGGCACCCACCGCAGCAAGATTCTTGTTTGTTCCACCGTAGGTAAGACCAATTGAGTTTGCTGCCCATGTGCCACCAGTAATTATTCCTGCCGAAGCACTCAACCCGTGAACCATGCCTAAAGCAAGGGCTGTGGTGTTGTCTATCTTATAGCCGTAACCAGCGACATTAGTAATAACATTAAAGTTGTCGTTGCTTGTCCACGCGGCGGCACTGTTGCTCCAAGTGAGTGTTCTAGGAGATGTTCCATTGAGAGACAGTCCACCGCCGTCTGCAAGAGCATCATTGCCCAGAGTTCTACCAAGAGTAATGGTCGGATCGTCAATTTCAAGAGTGGTTTTGTTAACCGTGGTCAGTGTTCCTGCAACAAAGAAGTTGCCGTTCACCGTGAGAGTTGCACCAATGGTGGCATCGCCGTTTGTTTTGAGTACGGTGCCAGCAGACCCAACAACCACATCTCCACTAGAGGTCAATCCCAAAGCAAATCTGGCAGCAGAAGCAAAATCAACAGGGGAAGAGAATGTTGCTCCACCTGCAAACTTAGAAACAGTAGTAACATCAAGAGTGCTTGTGGTTAATCCTGCCGCAAACCGAGCAATACCTGAGTAGTCTGTGATTCCAAAAGTAGCACCCGATGTGACTGTTAGAACATCGGCAGCGTTGTCTCCTACGGTTACATTACCGTTAAACTTGGCAAGACCAGTTACATCTACAGTAGATGCGGTAATTCCGCCACTAGCAGTAAGAATACCTGTTGTTGTAACTGTAGATGCAAATCTAGCGGCACCGCTGTGGTCAGTGATCCCAAAAGTAGCACCCGATGTGACTGTTAGAACATCTGCTGCGTTGTCGCCTATTGTTACATTACTGTTAAACTTGGCAAGGTTGGTAACATCAAGCGTTGATGATGTAATTCCTGCCGCAAACCGAGCAACACCAGCATGATCTGATGTGCTTTCAAATGTTACGCCACCAACAACATCAAGAACACCTGCAACATCAACTCTTGCACCAAAAGTAGAACCCGTGGATGCGTAAATGAATGAGGTAGTGATACCTGCATTTGCTGTAATACCTGCATTTGCTATAAACCGACCATTTACAGTTATAATATCTGTAACTTCATCGCCGAGAGTAACATTGCTGTTGAATTTAGCAACACTAGTCACATCAAGAGTTGCTGCTAGTGTGACACCACCGTTTACTTGCAGAGTTCCAGCAAATGTGGATCCTGTCGAAGCGTAGATGGATGATGTGGTGATACCTGCATTAAAGGTATTTAATTGAGTAAAGGTGTTTGCACCAAGTGAAGCACCAGTAACAGCACCCGTATTGCCGTTGAACGACAACACACCATCATTGATAAATGTAACTGTTCCTGTTCCACCTACTGGAGAAAGACGAATTCCTGCACCAGCGACTGCTAGTGTTACACCAGAATCAGTGGAAGCAGTGGAAGCAGAACCTGCTGAAAACAGTTCAAGATCATCGTCTGCGGTTCCGCCGCGATACCAATACAGATACGCATAGGTCGCTCCTTCAGAAGCAGACCAACCGTGAATTATTACAGACTGACCAACATAACGAAGAATAGGAGCAATACTATCGTTTGCAAGGCAAATTCCTGCTCCTGTTGAGCCAGCAGCAGGTCCATATGATGTACTATTATGTCCGTATGGACCGATATATGCGTCAACAGGACCTTTGTTGGTCGGTTGAATTCCTCGTGAGAACGGTAATCCTGGATATGGTACAGTAGGCATCGGTGTTCTCTATTATGTGGTATTGATCAGTCTTCCAGTGTAGTTGACTTGGAAGTCCTGTGATCCGCCATACGGTGTATCTGCCGTGTATGTGTAAATATTATAATTAATGTCAGTTCCTGAAAAGTCGTCTGCAACAGTAATTGCTGTAGATAAAACAAATTTATCCAACGCTTCCACGGAATTTCCAAACAGAGTTTCTGGAGTTGTAAGATTTTTTACACCCTGAGTTCCCGCTCCTGCAAATGCAGGACCGTTTAGAGTCAATCCCGCAGGAAGAGCAATAACGAATTTTCTGTATTCTGTTCCTGTTGGGAAAGTAAATGTTGCTGTTGTTTTATGAGATGTATCGTTATAAGCAAGTTTTGCTGAACTTGGAAGTTGTCGTACTTGTGCTGCGGTGGTCGGGATATCCGAAGTTGCACCGTAAAACAGTTTCTTGTAGAACGAAACTGTTGAAGGCGAAGTAGACTGTGCACCGAGTGTACTGTATGTGTCTTTTACATACACTCGGAATGCAATAGAGTCTATCGGTGAAATCGTTGGCTTGACTGATAGACTAACGGCGGTTGAACCAGCGGGTGCAGCCAGTGTGGTGTATGTGGCATCGTTGAGTGTGTTGTTTAGTTGATTATACCAGTTTCCATTAATTTGATATTGAACAAGATATGCGGTTATGTTGATCCACCTAGTGTCGTTGGAACTGGTTATATTTCCCGACAGAGTTGTACCAGTGTTTCCGCGTTCTCGGTTTGTTCCGCTATCTGATCCTGCAATATGTGGGGTTGGTGTAAGAGTGTTTGTTGGAATGACATAAGCAGTGGGAGTTACCACGACCTCCGAATACGACAATCCCGCTCCACCACTATCGTGGACGCTGTACCGATATGTTATTGCTGATGTATCGTATTGATCCTGCGCGAAAGAGTGTAAGTACGAGTTTAGCGTGTATCCGCCGTCTGCTTGTGTCCAGAAAGGCGATGTGGTGTCCCAAAAAGATCCAGATATTGTGCTGAATCCTCCACCACGCTTAAACTCTAGCGTTGCACCGTAAGCAGTAGCACCAGGAGTATTAATTTGGTATCCCCATGTTATACCATTTCGTATCGCAGTTGCACCAAACGGAATGGCAGCGTATGTGATTGTTGGGTCGCCATGTCCTGGACGAGCACGAACCGTTACACCAGGAACTATAGACTCAACAAGTGCGTCAAGAATAACTTGAATGGGAGTTCTTCCTGACGCTGGCAAAACTTGACCATTGGTATATTTTCCAAAACTCTTTGATCCCGAAAGGTTTAGAGTAACATCTGATGAGAATGTGCCACCACCAAATCCAACCACAAAATCACGAACAGCCTGAAGAGTTGGAATAGTTGTTTGGGCAGTTTCATTCTGCCAACTTGTGGGAGAATTGAGAATCTCTGCGCCGACCCATGCGGTTCCACCTGAACTGGTTGCAATATACAAACGATTTGCGGTGGCTCCAGTGCCTTGCACAAACGCCAACTCGCCAAAGGTAAGCCCTGATGGTAAATTGCTTCCTGTTGATCGTTTTATACGGATAATTGCCATTTTAGAATTCTCCTCCGTCTAGGTCTACATCAGTTACTGGCTCAACTATACCGTTTCCAGTAAATCCACTGAATCCTGATTTGCTGACAATGACCCCATCTACGAGGAGTCGTCCTGCTATATTTAGATCACCCGAAACATTCAAACTATTTGATAAGGTTACTCCTGAAGAGTTTCCCGAAAATGTGGCTCCATTAGCAAAATTTAAATAATTTGTGCTGATTCCACTGCCTATCACCACATCATTAGGCAATCCAATAATGTATTGAGTTGCTCCAGCAGTTACTTCCACTTCAAATGAGGTACCCACGACAGCAGCACCGCTATCAATACTGAAATATACCTCCCATGCAGCACCGTTCCACTTCCATGTTTTTCCGCCAAAGGAGTAGGTATTGTTTACGCTTGGTGATGGGGGGAAATCTAGTGGCATGGAATTATATTATTCTCCATCCACTGTTGTATATAAAATGAATTGCTCTATTGTTGGTATCAATAGTAACACCAGCCTGATTATCTATGAGAGCGGAATCTGCACCAACCACCGTGATGGGGTAGGTGTTTGACTGCCCTGATTCATCTTTAATTATTACCTCTCGCCCGTATGCTGGTCCTTCAGGCAGGGTAATAGTTGATGGTACTCCAGAACTAACCCCAATATAATAGTCTAGGTTGCTTGCTTCATAAGTTGCGGCACTAATAGTCACAACGGTGTGAACAACACTTGATATTACATTTGGAATTGCTGGCTGCACCCACTGCTGAGTATTTCCGTCATTGATATAGATGTACTCTTGTCCGTTGTCGGAGTCCATCCAACGAGAACCAATAGTAACTCCATCAATCGCAGCAGGTGGATTTTCTCGATAGTAGAAGTTTGTTCCTGCTGCGGCGGTTCCACCACCTGTGCCTGTAATGTTAACAGTAACCTTGCCGCCAACCTTGGAAGCCGTGACTCCTGCACCAACAAAATCTAGTGTGCGAACATCAGGAGTAATCTTGGAGCCGTTGATATACACAGCCACCTTGCCGCCACCACCTGTGGACGCAAGCCAACCCATGTCTTGTGGAGACACCTTGCCGCCGCCAAGAATCTTCTTTAGAATCTTGTCTAGGCGTGCTTCATCAATTGAAATGGTTTTTTCGGCTGCGTCATAAACAAGTGGAAACTTAGCAGAAATAATACCTGAATCGCCAGTGCTGCCTTTATCTCCCTTTGATCCTTTGGCTCCCTTGACTCCTGCCTTGCCGTTCACACCATCAGCACCGCGTTTACCTGCTACTCCTGTTTCACCTCGCGCACCACTAACACCACGAAGTCCTTGCTCACCGCGATCTCCCTTGTCGCCCTTGTCTCCCTTTTTACCCGCAACTCCCGTGTCACCCTTCTTGCCCTGAACTCCTTGCAGACCCTGATCTCCACGAGTACCTTTGTCGCCCTTATCACCCTTGTTGCCTTGAACTCCTTGCGCTCCATCCGCACCACTACTACCCGTATCGCCTTTGTCTCCCTTTTCACCCTGAACGCCAGCAACTCCCTGCTCACCTTGCTGTCCCCGTTCACCAGTGATTCCTGCTTGTCCTTGTTCTCCCTGATCTCCCTTTTCACCCTTATCGCCTTTTGCTCCCTGAACACCTGTGTATCCACGAGTACCGCGTTCGCCCCGTTCACCTTGTGCGGGAGTAACAGCAGAAATCTCAGTGAGTAGATCAGCCAATCCTGAACGGAATGCAGAAAACTCTGTCTCTGAAACATTTCGGACAGGAGGCGAAACCACTTTAATTTCTTCTAGTAATGGTACAGCAGTGGGTTCTACCAACTGAAAGATAGAATCAATCTGCTTGTCTCCCGCTTCAATTTTAAGAGGGCGACCACTTGGATCAGCGAAATAGTTTTCGCCAACACCACCAAGCCTGAGAATGCTAGGATTAAAGCAGTCCTGCTCTTCTGAAAGAATAAACTCGTCACCCACAGAGTACGCGGAACCACGGATCTCCCGTACTAAACGAAATACAGAACCCGATGAATACTTACCACTGGAAATGGCAG